TGGTTGCGAACCAGCAAAACTGCGTGCCGGGGATCGCGCCGGGGAGAGCAACGCCCGCACCGCCAGCCGTGCTGAAAGTGTAAACCGTGCTGCCGAACAGCGCATAGAAGGTGCCACGAACCAGTATACCGCCGCGATAGAGGCCCGTTGGCGTGGTGCCCCATGTGTTGAGGCCGGGGACGCGCCAATAGGCATTTGCCTTGCCTGCGGTCGCCGCCAAGGCTTCCGGGTAGCAATTAATCAGCCGTCCCCCGCTCACTTGCGGGTGTTGGCCCGGTGTCGTGAGCATCGGAAACGGAATGTCGGTCATTAGAAGAAGAACGCCTCGACCGGCTCATAGGTCGGCGATTGCGCGATCAGATAGCGCAAGCGTTGCTCGACCTTTTCCACCGCGTTGTAGTCAATGTTGGCGTTGCTAAACACGCTTGCCGCAAACATCGCGGTCAGGATCGAGACGCTTTCGAAAGCAATCGCTGGCACGTCGTCGCGGTCGGGAATGACGATGACCTTGGCGATTTCGGCGATGACCTGATCGAGCGCGTCGGACAGCACCGCATTCTCGACCGAGCCCAACGCTTCGCCCGGCACATACTTGCCGAGATCGGCAGCGGCCTTGTTGATGACCTGTTGGGAGGTGTAGGAGGTCGGCATTGTCACTCCCCGATGGCGATGGCAAATTCGCGGAGTTCGGTTTGCTCAACCGGCGCGTCATGCGTGCCGGATCGGAATTTGATGTAAGCCACCGAGGCCAGATAGCCGATTGGGACCACGACGCCCGCGCCCGGCGTCACCGTCACCGCGACTTCCGTGCCGTCATAGGAATAGAGATCGTTGAACAGCTTGCCGTCCGTTGAGACTTGGAACGTCAGCAAGGCGTCTCCATCCCACTTCGCGGGCATGGTGAGCCGCACCGGCTGGCCTGCCCGGCAATCGGCCACATCCGACAAACTTTCGCCCGGCTGGATGAACGGGCCGATTACCAGTTGAACAGCCATGTGTGCCCTCCAAAAACGAAAAGGGCCGCGCTAGCGGCCCTTCTCCTTGTTGTGGTCTTTGTCCCGCTCGCCGGATTTCGCCGCATGGGCGCTGTCCTGTGTGTCGTGTGAAGCCTTCTCATGATGATCGGGCTTCGGCTCGCGCGGCTGGCCGACTTCGAAGTGTTTGTTGCCCTTCATTTTGTTGAATTGGGTCTCATCAACCAGCACGGTTTCCGGCTTGCCGTCATAGAAGGTGACGCCGAACATTTCGACGACTTTGCTGTCGCCCTGCGGCGCGTGGTAGGTGACTTCGACTTCCTTTTGCATCTTCAACCCCTTGATTTGTCTGCGTAATGGTTAGGAACCGTTTCACATGAAACGGGTTTTTTAGGACCGATCAGGGGCCGATGAAGCCCTCAAGATAGAAGTTGGTGATGCTGCCAGCGGCGGGGGTGACGCCTGCCGCCGTGGCGGTGAGCAGGATTTCGGTGTCGGCGGGATAACGATAATATTGCCCGCCTGCCGCGAAGGCGTTGACGGTGCCACCACCGACACCCGCCGCCGAAGCCGACACCAAACGCGCGGGGTTGGCCGCGATGCCTTGGGCCGCGTTGCCATTGTCGCCAATCGAGAGCGTCAAACCCGAGGCCGCGAGCGCGGGAATGACGGCGTTGATGCCGGTCACAACGAAATCTTTCGGCACCATGAAGCACGCGACTTGATTGTTGATGGTGCCGACATCGGCGGCCTGAATGGCGAGAGCGGGAACGCCACACACTTTCTTGGTACGGGCAAAACCTTCGCTGCCTGCCTGCGGCTGTGAATATGCCTTTCGAGGGGCCATGATCGTGATCCTTGTTTGAAAGAGGAAAAGGAGCGTCGGAATTAATCCGACGCTCTCGGCTCTAGGTGTGCGGCGGGGTTGCGGTGAAGCCCGTCACCATGCCCCAATCGACGAGATCGCCGGCAGTTGCGCCCTGCACCGATTGCGGTGCCTTCGCAATTTTTCCGACGCCGTATTGGGTCTCGATGCCGATGCCGGTGACAAACTCATAGTCACCATCTTCCAGCGTGGTCGGACGCGGAAGCTGGCCCATCGCGTAGGCCATCGCCGCTTGTCCGCACAGAAAGTAAGGCTCGACATCAACGCCAGCCGCACCGGCACCCGACTGCAACAGCCGCGAAGTGATTTCGGGGATGTTCTTGTAGAGGATGCCGTCATAGAGCAATGCGCCGCCCGTGAAGATCGGGTTGGTGCCGGTCGCATTGTTTTCGCGGGCGCGAGCGTCGCGGTTCGCTCCCTGCATCGCCGGATCATTCTGCAAGTTGGTAAATGCACGGTCGCCGATAAAGCAGACGTACATTTCCTGATCCAGTTCCTCGATCTCCCAAGGCGTGATCTTCGGCCGCCCGTTGTAAACGCCGGGGTTGGTCGGATCGACGCCGCTTTGCTTGGCAAGCTGTTTCGCCAGCGAGCCAATCGCTGCCGTCATCACATCGTTAGGGCTATCGACGTTCTGGATCGCGGTGGCGAAGGTGGACGAATAGTTGCCCAAGTCCTTGCCGAACAGAATGCGATCATAGTTGGCCGCCGTCCAAGCGTTCTTTTGGGCGGTGGATGCCAGCGTCCACTTGACGCCGTTGACGCGATTGCCGGGCACGGTGAAGCGGTTCGGCTGGATCGCTGCGGTCGGGATCGACAACAGCGCGTCGGTGAGGTCGTCACGCACGATGCGGCGGCCCCAACCACGCAACAGGTTGCGCGCCGTCGAGCGAACATCAAACGAGCTTTCCTTGTTCACCGCTCGATTGTTGGCGACCGCGTTGCGGCCCCAATCGGCCCACAATGGAAAGCCGTAGCTGTCCATCATTTCTTCATTGCCTCGCAACGTGCCGACGCCGACACCCATGCCGGTCAGTTGGTTGACGAGCGGGACATTGATCTCTTTGCCGTTAGCTTCAAGGTCAGCCATGCGGACGATAACGGACGTGGAGGTATCGCCCATGAAAGGGTCGAACCGCGAGCGTCGCAAAAAATCCGAAATGACTTGGCGTCGAAACTTGATGAGTTCGTTATTGACGTGGTTAGACGTAAGCATTGCCGTAACCCCGATGGGTTAGCGGCGCTGTCTCCGGTTAGCGCCGCTTTGCTGAAACGGCTGCGCGGAAAAGAGCATCGTCGGACGGCTCTTGCACCTGTTCGTCCGGTCCTGCCGCTCCAATATCCGCGAGCGATGGAATGACGGGGACGGTCGATTGAGTGACGGCGGGGCGATTGATCTGTGATCCGTTCGCCTGCGCTTGACCTTTGGCGCTTTGAATGACCTTTTTCTGAAACTCCGGGTCCTTCATCGCTTCTTCGAGAATTTTCGCCCGATAGCTGCTGAGATCGCCACCGATCTGCGTCAAGACTTCGCGGTCCTGATGCCATTTGGTGATGACGCCATAGGGATCGTGCGAGTTCATCGCACGCTGCCACGTCGCATGAGCGTTCGGATCGTGCCGGTTCATGCCATCCGCGAGAGCCTGATGCGCTGCCGCAACCTTTTCCTCGCCGAACACCCTGACCGCGTTGTCTCTCGACATCAGTTCGCGGGTCATCTGGATTTCGTTGCGGAATTGGTCGATCAGCGGCGCGACTTCTGACTTCACAAAAGCTGACGGGTTGTCGAACACATCGGGCTTTTGCTGCGGTTGCTGCTGTTGACGGGGTTGCACCTCAAAAGCGGCTAACCTTGCTCGCAAGTCGTCGCGCTCACGCTCCGCACGTCGTCGCGCTTCGCTTTCCTCTCGAAACCGTCCACTCGGAACGGGTGCGTCGGGTTGCTCTGGCGGCTTCTCCGGTTGCCGCTGTTGCTGTTGCTCTGGCGGCTTTTCCGGTGGTGACGGTGGCGGGTTCTCGAATTTTTCGAGGGTTGGCGCGTCCAGCGCCTCTCGAAACAACGTGCCATCGCTTGATGGCGCGTCTTGGCCTTGGGTCGTGTCAGTCAATGTCTGTCTCCCCGGAATTTTCGTGATCCGGCTACGTGGTCCCGATGTCGCTCAAGACAGGCGTGGTGATCCGTTCCCCGATCACAGGGGCGCGCGATGTCGTTCGTGCGTGACGTGTTGCTGCGATTTCGTTCGCAGCGGACGAAACTATTCCGGCGTGGCGTTGCGCGCGATTTGCTGGCTCATGGCGCGGTCGGCGTTGCGGTGCGCGCTGTCGGTCATCCGATCAGCGGTGCGGTGCGCGCCGTCCACAAACCGATCTGCATTGCGTTGGGCGTGATCGGCCAGCAATTGCAGCGGGCTTATCAGCGCCTTGTGATAGATGCCGGTGGCGCTGGCGCGCTTGTGGAAAGCGGTCGCATTGGTTTCGTTGATGTCGGCGAGTTGCTGCGCCACGTCGAGCGGCGACTTTGGCGGTGCGCCTGCATCGGGCATGCCTTCGGTGCGCGCCTTCGCCAGATTGAGCATCGACCCGGTTTGCGCCTTGCCAGCGTCGGCGGTGAGCTTTTGGGTTTCGGCGTTGGTCTTCTGGATTTGTGCCGCCGCGCCTTGGAATTGCAGTTGGGTGGCCTGTTGCTTGATCGGGTCCGGCGTATTTATCATCTGTTGCAGCTTCTTCTTTTCCGACAATGGAAGGTTGGAAGCCTCGATGATCGCGGCCGGTGGCACCGGGACGTTGTTCTGTGCCAGCGCCATCAACAGATCGAAGATGTCGCCCATCACGGTTTCGTTGTCCGCGCCTTCGTCGATCTTGATCTCAACATTGATGTTGCCGAGAGCATTCACCAGCACCGGCAAACCGTATTCATTCAGAGTGATGCCGTTGATTTGCAGGAATTGCGCGACTTGCATGTCGCCGGAAACCCGAAGCATCCGATCCGCGGTCCAGAATTTTTGCGCCGCGAGCCAGCAAGCGCGATAGCGTTCCAGTTTCCACATTCGGAAATTTTTCAGAAACGGCCCAAGCTCGGCGAGGCCCGCCTGTTGCAGCATGTTGGCGGCGCGACCGGAAACGTTCTGGCCGAATTGCTGGATGAGTTGCTGATTGGGGCCGAACGTATCGATTTCGCTTTTGGCGTCGTTATAGTAGTTGGTCTGTTGCAAAAATTCTTGATCGGGCTGCACGATCTCAAGATCGTTCTTGTCGCCGCGATAGACCAGCGTGCCATCGGGCCGCGCCGCTTCCCGTCGCGTCACCTCAACATCGTCAACCGCGCCTTCCTTGATCTTGAGTTGGCGGGTGTTCATGATGTGGATGGCTTTGGAGCGATGCTGATTGATCGCATCCTGCGGCCCGCGAAGGCGGCGGATCAGACCGTAGTGGTCGCCGTGAATGTCGATATAGGCCGCGAACGCATTGAACTTGGAAATCGATTGTCCGAGTTCGTTGATGAACGGGCTGTCGCCGCTCATCAGTTCGACGACGCCCGTGTGCAGGCACCACTTCCAGATATTGCCTTCCCTGTACCAATGATCGATCACGCGCACCCGATGATAAATATCAATCCACATCGGTTCGCGGTCGGCGTCGAACGCGGTCCAGTAACCGCCGTCATTGTTGACGGACTGCCGGATCAAATCCTCTTTTTCAGGAAACACCGCGCCCAATTCGTCGGCGTCGGCCCATTTGTAAATGCCGTGAAACCGCGTGTCGTGAAAATCGTACTTGGTCGAGCGCGGATCATAAAACCATGTGCGCGGATCGCAGTAGCCGAACCGCAGATCAGGATCGCCCTTGTCGCCTTTGCCCAATTTCAATTCGGAAACGGCGATGCCGTGGATCAACGCATCACGGCAGCATTCAACTTCCAGATCTTCCGCCATCGAGGCATCGCAAATAGTGCGAATGACCTGGGTGGCGACTTCCGCGCCCTGTTCGCCGTTCGGCGTGTTGGGATAGGCTTTCGGGTCGGTGCGAAGCCTGCGAATGGTGCCCGCGAGGCTGTCGATCTTGCGCCCGGTGCGATCAAAGGTGATTTGCGGCTGGCCGCGCTTTTTCAGGATACGAAGCTGGTCGGCCGTCCATTGATCGATGTGATAGTAACGCCAACTCAACCGCTGTTCATCGATCTCGCGGCCCTTGGCGTAAGCGTAATTCTCAAACTCGCGGCGGCGCTTGATGGTCGAAGGAAATTGGTTGCCGTTCGCATCCCATCCGTCGTACTTCGCGAAGCCGGGGTCGGAATAGCTGCCCTGCACCCCGACATCATCGAGTGAAATCATAGCGTCATGTGATCCACGGTTTTGGTTTTCCGGGCCGCGCCATAACCGTCATCAGGCGGTTTCGGCGTTTTTTCTTTCGCAAGTTTTCCGATCACCATCTTGTCGAGCAATTGACCGCACAGGCCCATCGCGTCGGCTTGGTCGTCGTGCTTTGAGGCCGGGACTTGCAGAATTTCCGCGAGCCATTCGGGAGCCCAATGCGCGTGCTTCGGATAATAGAGGCCGTCGAGCGCGATCCGGCCTTGGATCGAGCGGCAGCGCACGATCTTGTCGCCGCGCGTCGGAAACTGCGAGCGGTTGACGTAGACCCGGCGTTCGCGCATGCGCTTTTCGAGGAAAGGGCCGACGCCGCTTTTGATCTGGCCGGTTTCTTCCGCCCATTCCAGCGGCCGGTATTTCTGCACAAGGTCGCAGAACGCCTCAACCCACACGTCCGAGGTCGCTTGTCTGCGCCAAACGTCGAGCAGATAAAGCTTGGCGTCGTGATCGACGCCGAACACCGCATGGACGGTGTAGTCGCCGCCGTTCGCCGTCACCGCATAATCGGAACCGCCATAGACCCGCAACGTCGAGGGATGCGGCATGATGTCGAGCGGGTGCAGCCATTCTTCGCGAAAGAAATCGCCTTCATCGGGCGCGGGGCTTTGCTGATAAAGCGCGCTCCACACCCGGATCGGCATGGTGTCGCGCAACGAGAGCAGTTGCGCGCCATAACCATAGTCGTCGTCGCACCAAAGCGGCTCATCGATCTCGCGGCCCAACGCATCGCCCGGCTTTGCCATCGCTGGCAAGTCGATCACTTCCCATTTTTCATGATTGAGCGCGCGGCCCGCCAAGTCATCTTCGTGCCAGCGAGTTTGAATGAGCAGTTTGCGCGCGTTCGGAATTAATCGGGGACGGAAATCGTTGAGATACCAATCCCACAACCGATTTCGAATAATCAGGCTGTCGGCGTCCTGCCGGGAGCGAATGGGATCGTCGATCAGACCGTATTTCGCTCTGAAACCGGCGATGCCGACATTGGCACCGGCCGCGTAGTATTCCGCCCCCGAGATCAGCGACCAGCGATTTGCCGCTTGGTTGTCCTCGCTCAAGGTGAGACCGAGGATCAGGCCGTTTTCCGCGATCAGATTGCGGACGCGGCGGCCCCATCGTTCGGCCAGTTCGGAAGTGTGCGACGCCGCCAAGATCAGCGCCTTGTCGTCTTGCGACATCAGCCACGGCGGAAACAGGATCGAGGCGTAAGTAGACTTGGCCGAACCGGGCGGCATGAACACAGCGAGGTTGAGGATGTCGCCGCGCGCCAGCGCCTCAAGTTTTTCGATCAGCAAGCGGTGATGCCGCGCCGGATGGAAGCCTTGCGCCTCACACCACAGTTGCAAACGCGAGCGGATTTGCTTGCGCCGAATTATTTCGGACGCAGCAACTTCCGCTGAGATCATTCAACAGCCTTTACAGATCGACGGTGCGGGCGGGATCGGCGGCAAGTCTTGGATGTTGTTATCGGTGGGGAAAGGAAAGCGTGCCGCCGCCTCCCAACACGCAACTCAACAACCCGAAAATGATGCTGACAATGGCAATCGCGACAATCGCCCATAGCACGATCATCAAAATTCGGCCGATGATCGGCATTCCGGTCAGACCATCGAGGAACGGGATCACAAGCTTGATGATGGCGATCACCGCAGAAATCACGATCAGCCAAACGACCAGTTGCTCGACCCATGCAAGTGAGAAACACATACTGGCTCTCCTACCAACGCTTGAGCGCGTTAATCAGCTTCGAAAAATCCTCATCGGAAAAATTCGGCCCCGCCTTGAAGGTGCGGGCCTTGGTTTTCCACTTCACGCAAAACGCGCGGCCCCTGACGATGATCTTTGGCTTGTCGGTGAGCTTGTTGGAGCGCGCATAGGCGCGAAGGTGCGAGATCAGCGGATCAATGTCGCGCTGCTTGACTGGTTTGTCGGGCTTCATCGACTTTCTGCAAGGTTCTGAGGTCCCACCCGATCCGCATCACTTCGACATCCGCCCGCTCTGCGATCTCTGCCATATGAAAGGTGCCATGACCGCCGCGAAACGCGACCACCAGTTCGGGCTTGCCTTCCTTGAGCATCAACAGATTGCGAACCGGCCCGGCGCGATTGCCAAGATCGCTCCACCGCGCCGGGAAGCTGATGACCGGAATATGATAGTGTTGCGCCCAATCGCCCGCGAGACGGTCTGCGCCGCGCGAAGCACCGTGGATCAGGAGCGAAAAATTTCGCTCGCGGTGCAATCTGTCCAATGTTGCGAACAGCAACGTCGGATTGTTGAAGGCTCTGCCACCACAGACCAACACGCGCATTTAGAACTTTCGCGGATACCACACTTCATGAGCAAACGAGCCCTTGCCGATCCGGCGCGAGCGATAATCGTGCCGCGCACACCAATCGGTCAGGCTTCTATTCGGTTCGACCAGCACCGGGACCAGCCCGGCGTCGATAATTTTTGCGATCAGGCGGGTAAACGCGCCTTTGCCCTTCGTCTTGGCTTCTATCGCCACCAAGCGCACCCGATCCTCATCCTGAGAAATGATGGTGTAATCGGTCCAGTCATCCCAATCGAGCCAATCGGCCTTGACCACGATCTTGAAGCCTTGCGCCAATTCCGCCGTCACCATCCGCTGCCCGATTTCTTCGCGGGACAGGTTCATCATTGAGCGCAAATACATTTCGGTGGCGAGGTTCATTTTTTCTTCTTGTCGGAGATTTCATAGGAGATTTCCAAAGCGTCGAGCACTTCGGCAAGCGTGTGACTGAGGCAGCGGTGATATTGCGGGCGAGTGCCGTTTTGCGCTTCCATGCCGTCTTGCATGCTGACGGCGGCGCGCTCGATGAAATGACAGATCAGCCCTATCGCCAGCCCGTAGCTCTCCGCGCCGCTCAACAATTGCGCGACCGATTGGAAGCCCTCATCGCAGCGCACGATGGCGAGCTTGCCGAGATCGATAGCAACACGGCTCTCAAGTCTAGCCGCCATTGAACGTTTCCTCGAATGTTTCCTCAAACTCGTTGATCCGGGCGTCGATAAATCCATGCAACGCTTGCGGCGCAACGTCGTGTTCCTTGCAGATCAGAACCATGATGCCGGTCAGGATCGCGAGCCGGTGCTTGACATCAAATCGCGACATCGCGGCGTTGATGACATCGATCACGGTCTTGTCGTAATCACTGGTCAATGCAGCCCCCGCGCCCAAGCCTTCCGAAACGCATTGACCGTGGGATGCTGGCTGATGGCCGCGCGTTCGGCGGCAGTTGGCTTTCGCACTGCCCAAGCGCGTCGATCCATCGTGCGATCCGTGAACACGCCGACACCGCCGCAGCCCTGACAAAGCGCAAAGTCGCCCCGGTGCGGGGTGTCAGTCGGATGGTGGGCGCGGATAACTTTTCCGAAACAGAACGGGCAATAGAGGTCAAAGTCAGTGAGATCGACATTCACCCCTCCAATGCCTGCTTGGCTATTTTGCCGACGCCTTCGATGACGTGGCGCATGGCGTGCGCCGAGATCGCATCCAGCGTGAGGCCGCCCGCTTCCAGCAATTCGCGAGCCTTTGCCAAATCCGGCGAGGGAAAGATTGCCGGGGGATAGGCATCGCTCCATGCAGCGATGGCGGATAGTGCTTCCTCATAACGATGTTCCCGGTTCAACATTGGGTTTCCCCTTGCGTCGAAACCACGTCCGCCGCGAAATCGGCGGGTCGCAATTTTTCCAAGGTTCAAGCGCCTTCAAGGTTCGCTCCACCCTCTCTTTTGACGGTCGCCCCCGCGAGACGACGGGAGGGTACATCTCGCGGGAAGCCGTGGTAACGGGTGCTGCGTCACCACCCGCTTTCCGGTTGCCCGGAAACTGTGGACCGGGAGCCGCCGTTTGGGTTGCAGCGGTTTTTACCCCGCCTCTCCCGGCCCCACGTTCGACGACATCAGTACGCTGGTCCGATGGCCGATCCGGTGTCGCCGCGCGTAGCTCTCGAAACTCTCTTAACTGAGCCTCCTTGACGCCCATTCTTTTGCGCCAGTCGGCCACGTCACTTGATGGCACCATTTCGCATCCTGAATTGCGGCGTAATTGTTGCGACTAGTCGGAACATCACCGAATTTTTTACGCCGTGGCGTTTTGCACCGGCTCGGTGTAAAAGTTCCGAATTATTTGGGAGCGGGATCATGAAGAAGAAGCGTGGCGGCCCTGATGCCAGCCAACACATGAAGGTCAAGCGCACGCCGCGAGGTCTAACGCCGCCGAAAAAGAAGCCGTTGCCGCCGTGGCGCGAAATCAAGGACCAACTGAAGTGACCGAAGGTCCCGGCAAGTATGACGATCTCTGCACACTCGTTCGCGAGCGGGCGGGTGTCACCGATGAAGGTGGCGCGGTGGTCATCATTATCGGCGGCCGATTGGGGCCAGGATTTTCGGTGCAAGCCAGTTTCGAGGCCACGCTGGCATTACCCGATATTCTGGAACAGGTTGCGAAGCAAATCCGAAGGGACGTAGCCGGATGACCGATGACCCTCTCAAGGACATCGAGCCGATTAAGGATGCCCCGATAGCGCCCGCGCACGGCATCGCCGCCATCGCGTTGACGCTGGCCTTGAAATACCACGACATCAACACGGTGCAGGATGGCACGCTCTACCAGCAATACAAGCTGGAAGGAAAGAACATGCAGCCGTTCCACCTTGACCACGTTTTTGAGACGGCGAAGCGAATGGAAATATTCCTGCTCACCTCATCGGAACGGATCGCAAAAATTATCGTGGATGCGGTGGAAGCCGACGACGTTCAAGACTGAAGCCTGCCCGTTGCAGTGCTTCCACGATCTCAACCGCCGTCGAATGACCGCTCACCGTCCCGCCGCTGATGACAATCGAAATAATCCGTAGCGGATCAGTCTCGCCTTTCAGATCAGCGCGGGCTCGCTCGATTTCGGGCATATCGGACATTTTGCGAATTAGGGGTGGTAATCCTGAAAACGGGGGGTGGGTTTTTTGAGGGTGGCGGGAATGTAGGGGTGAAAGTAAAAATAAGCATGCTTCCCCCCGGAATTTTTCCCCTCCCCTACCCTATTCGGCCGAGATCGACGCCACCCCGCCCCATCCGGGCACCCTGCCACATGCTAACGCTCGTTTGCTTGTGGCGAAACGCGCGTAAATTCGCCCTCAATCGTATCGCCTTCACTCGCATGCAAGCCGCTAGCAATGGCGTACAGTTGCGCGTCTGTCATGGTTTCGGCGACCGCATGAATATGCTGCGTCGTTCGCACTTCGCGCCACTCGGTCGGGTCGGCGTTCTTGAGAGCGAAGATAGACGCGGCCACCTCGCCACCTTGTCGCGCTGTCAAAAGCTTGGTTTCGAGCGCGGCAACTCTTGCCGGTCGCGCGCGGTTTACGGCGTCGGAAAACTCGCGGTGTGATTTCATCCACTGATAAATGGTGTCACGCGCTTGCCCGATATGCCCGGCAAAGGCTGTTAGGCTGTAGCCTTGTGACATGAACGAAACCACGGCTTCGCAGTATTCCGGGCGATAGTCGCTCGGCCTTCCCCCCGCATGCTTGGTAATGGTCGGCAGTGCGCTGGCT